CTCCTTCTTTCGCTTTTCCACCAGCCCATTTAGCGGCATCTTCCATCATATTTGGAAGTCTTTTTCCAGCATCTTCACGGAAATATCTGGCAATCTTATGCCCTCTTAGTTTTTTCATCAATACCATAATTTTATCAATCCATGTCTTTTTCTTCTCTGGTGGTGCATCACTTTCTTTAATACGTTGAAGAGCTTCTTTCATTGTCATGGTTCCGGCTCCAACTTTTTTCATCATATTCCAAAATTCAAGATCAGTTCTATAGGGCATACTAAATTTAGACTCATCAAATGCGCTTACGGATTTTTGAGTAAATCCTTTTCCTGTGGCTAAACGAAGAGCTGTGGTTGGCTGTTTATCTTTCGGAAGAATTGGTTTAAATCCAGCTTCCATTCCAGAAATTTTGGGAGCGAATGCACTTACGGATTTTTGAGTAAGCCCGGGTTTCTTTTTCTTCAAATGCCTTCCAGCAGCTAAACGAAGAGCTGTGGTTGATTGCTTTTCTTCTTCTTTCGCAGCCGCTTTTGCTTTATCTGTGGCAGCTTTATCTTCTTTCTTACCGAACTCTCGTCTCAGTTTGTCTGGAATATCTTTGATTTTCTTCCATGTCCACTGAAGTGCTTCTGGGCCCTTGATCACTTTCTTTTTATGGAGGGTAGCCAGAATCTTCTTGGCTAACCCTTCACTTTTTGGTATCTTTAAATTACCTTTTTCATCATAAATATCTTTATAATATCTGGAATATAGAGTTCTTTGAATTTTAGATATTAACCAATTTCTATCATCACCCGGCATAGGTGGTCCAAGTTCTTTCATGACCAGCTTATGTAACCATCCTGCTCGTCCACTGAAATCTGGAGTTTTTATTGATATTTCTTTTTCTTTCGCTTTCGCTTTCGGTTTTCCACCCCAGAATTCGAGAGATTTCTGGTGTTGGATATATGCAGAATCTTTAGTCTTTTTCTTGATCTTTTCAGTTGCCTTCTGTTTCTTGAGTATATCCTTCATTGTTTTGTGTTTCTTTGATTTCCTGATGGCTTTTCCCTTGATTGTCTCTTCTTGCCATTTATCAAACCATTCATCTTGTTCAACAAAGGCTTTCTTTAATTTCTGATACCATTTTAATTTCTTTTCTTTCTTTTTGCCCTTCTCTTTTTCAGCCTTAACCTCAACGGCTATATCCTTTTTATCTTTATTCCAAAATTCATATCCTCCAGTTGGGTCTATTCCTGAATATGGTTTTTTATCTTTCGATGCTTCTTTTGCTTTTTTAGCTTTATCTTTTTCATGTTCTAATTGATTGTTTCGTCTTACCGCTGACCAATCTTCACTTTCCTTAAATGCTTTCGACATTCTCTGTGCCCAACCCCACAATTTCTTTCCAGCAGATTTTTGGATATCAAACATGATTTGCATTTGTTTGGTTTTGACTTTATGAATCCATAGAGCACCACCCTTTAATTTATCTCCCCAACTTCTATGTTCTTTTTCTTCTTTTGGTCCAATAGCGGTTGGAGAAATGGGTTGTTGATCCTTATCCTTGGTTTTACCCCACCCCATTATATCTCTAAGTTCTTTAGCTGATTTGATAACCTTTCTACGAGTTTTTGATCCAATGTCAGGTAGATTGGGCTGTTTCAGAAATTTCAGAGTATCTTTATATACATCGCTTGATTTTTCTTTTGTTTTCCCAAATGTTCCAGTTATTGCCCCCGCAGTCGGCACCATAGGTTCGCTCTTTTCAATCATGTTGAAGATTCTTTCTTGGGCTTTCTTGGGTAAATCTGCGAATCCTTTATCAATTTTTAGAGATTGTATTCTTTCTCTAACAGATAAATATTTATTTTTAGCAATATCTATATATTTCTTTTCTATTTTTTTCCGATGTCTGGAAAATAAATATTCATTATAATCGATTCTTTCCTGTAATCCGGTTTTGATATTTGTTTCTTTAGCTTTTTTGATGAATTTTCCAAGTAGACCGGATGTCGCAACCCCAACTTTTTTGGCACCTTCCTTGAGTTTTTCAATTCCTACATCAGTCGCAGGTTTCAATTTTTCAACAATTCCCATTATCTTTTTACGAACCTTTCTCGGAAGAGCTTTGAATTCTGGATCAGCAGAGAATATTCGCATTTTATCAGCGGTGGAAATACTTGTATCTTTTGCAATATTCAGATATTTATTAATTCCTTTAATACCTTTTTTCCGATATTTCTTGAAGAAATCTTCGGTATCCTCTTTGATATCTTCAAGAGTACTCTCGACATCAAATTTACTTAACTTCTTATCCATCGCATTGACCATTCCGATGGTCGCAGTGAGAGTTTTATTCCCTATATTCTTAGATTGTTTTTTAAATTTATCAAGAAGTTTCTCTGATTTTGGTTTATATTTATCTATTAAATAAAGAATTTTTTCCTTCGATTTCTTAGAAAGTGATTTAAAATTATCGCTATTCGTTATAAATTTGATTTTATCTCTTGTTGACATTGTTCGATCTTTAGCGAAGGCAACCAGAGCTGGAAGCCCCTTTTTACCTTTTTCCTTAATTCTTTCCATAATATCTTTACCTTGTTCAGATATATCACTTATTTTCTCTTTACCCGATTCTACATAATCTTTTATATTACCTTTTGAAGATTCAACAAATTCTTTACCTTTAGTGAGTGCTCCTGTTGCGGCCGCTCCTGCTGTTCCAATCGCAGAAGGTTTCATTTCAACAGCTCCGGTTAAACTATTTATAACCTTTTTAGGAATAAGTTTTCCGATTAATGGAACTTTTGAGATTTTTTCCAATATCCATCCAATGATTCGTCTAGGAATTGATGAAATCAACATAATCCCTTTCCATGCCGCAGATGCAACACCAGTAACTTTCTCTTTTATGGATTTCCATGTTAATTGTTCTTTCATCCATAAGAATGATTTCTTTATCATTTTAAATGGATATGTGACAACAGACCAAGCCACTTTAGCCATTTTTACAATGGCTTTTTTGGCTCCCATGACTGCTTTAAATCCTCTTTCACCTCCAACCCATCCACCAATGGCTCCTGCAATTCCACCAACCGCAGCACCAATTGCCGTTCCAACACCAGGAACAATCATACTTCCGATAGATGCTCCAAGCCCAGCTCCTTTCAAGGCACCTTGTGCTGCTCCAGCTGCACCTTTCGATGTCCCCATTAAGGCTCCGGTTAGTCCAGCCGTGACTTTTTGACCACCAGTGGCTTTACCCCCGGCCCATTCGTCAGCCCTTTTGACCCCACCATAGAGATCTTTGGCCATCATAGCACCACCGACAAGCCCACCACCAAGACCTATTTTACCAGCTGTTGTCAAACCTTTAAATCCAGTCCAACCCATAGTCCCTAATTTTCCAATTCCTTTTCCAATTCCTTTTCCAGCCCATTTCGTTCCCTGCCAAACAGCAGCCATAGCCGCAGCTATTTGTACAGGAAGAGCTTTAAAAATAGGACCAAAGAATGTTCCAAAGAATCCTTTAATCAAAGACCAACCGACCAAGATCCATTTCCAAATACCTTTACCCATCTTTTTCAATCTATTCCCAAATGCAGACATTTTTTCACCAAGGAAGCCGGTCTTTTTCAACTGTTTAGTCATTAGTTTCGTCTTGATTTTTTCCCAGATTAATCCCTTTTTCGTATCTCTATACACATTACTTAAGAAATCTTTACTCTTTGATAAAATTCCCTGACTTGTTTTGAATCCAGATTTTAAGGTCAATTGAATTTTGTTGAGGATCTCTAACTCTTTCCGAACACCTGTTTGGATTCCACCTTTTATTCGACCTTTGAGTCTTTCGGCCGCTCCGACCCCAGCTTCTCTAGCCTGCTCAGGAGTTCGATATACCATTCCACCCAGAGTTCCAACTTTCTTGGCTCCTCTTCTTAACGCACCAGCTCCCTTCCAAACACCCGTTCCTTCCCATCTCTTCTTCGCTGCACGATACGCTTTTTCTTTTAGAGGAACTTTCTTCTTTATGGTAGCGGCATGTTCAGCGAATATTTCTTCTTCAGATTTCACATCTTTCTCACTCCATTTAGGATCGTACTTTTCGGTTTTTGGAACGACTTTGAATCCTAGTGGGGCTTTCTCTTCTTTTCTAAATTCGGTTATACTCTCACCCATTCCCCATTTTTTTGAGGCTTTTTCTGCGGCAGTCTGTTTTTTCTTGAGAGCTCTCTCTTCTTCACCAACCGCTTTTTTCCTTTCAATTGAACTCTCTTCTGCTCTACCTCTCATCTCCATTATTAAATTAACAAGTTCGCTCAATTGATGAGATGGTCCAACCGCTTGATATTCCATCTTGAGTTGTTCAAGAATCTGATCTAACTTCTCAACAGTTAATTGGGTTCCTGCTACTTGATATGATGTTTGATTTACGCTTTCCGACGCTTTATTCGCAATTATTTGTAATTGTTCGAGAGATGTTTTAGGTCTTACGGCTTCAGCTTTTCTTTTCTCAAGATCCTTTTTTTCACGTCTTTTTTCAATGGCATCTTGTACTCTCTTAGGGAGGAATTCACCAACCCTTCTCTCTTTTGTGAGAGCTTCGACATCTGATCCTGCAATTAATTTCTTCTTCCCCGCAAATTCGGTTGCTTTCGTTGTTAGACCAACAGCTCCTCTAAATAATCCTTTTCCTGTACCGACAAGACCTTTTCCTAAGGTTGCCCCAACAGACGCAAGAGTTAACTCTCTTTGTTTGTTAAGGGTTTTCGACATTTCTTCTGGAAGAGTCTTTCCAATTGCAAATTCTATCGGAGCAGCAATCCCCCTTAACATCTTTCCGGCTACAGTATATGTAGTTTTCTGGACAGGTTCCATTTCATCTGCAACACCACCAGAAATCATTTGACTTGAGTCTTTGATCGCTCCAATCGTATCTTCTTGACGTTGAATTAAAACATCAAATTTTTGTGCATGTACGTCATATATAAGACCCAATGTCCCAGCGATATTCTGGAAAACATTAGCGGATCTAGGAACTTCAGAGCCATATTTACTTCTCGCTTTGAAAAGCATTTTGAATGGAGAAGAGACAACGGCCATGAAATCCTTGACACCATAATAAATGAACCGCATCACAGGATTTTGAATCAACATTCTCTGCCATAACAGTGTCCACTTTCCAGTCATTCCGGTCATCGCATTACGCATATCCAGAATCGCTCTGGTCACATCTGTGGTAGATCTCTCATAATCCACATGAACATTCTTCATTGTATCTGCAAAACCTTTGAAGAATCCTTTTCTTTCTTTAGAAACCTCATCCATAATCGCAAGATTCTGTTTTGTTTGGAATGAGAACAATCCCTTCATGAAGTCTTTTACAGACGAGGTTGTTTCTTTTCTAGACTTATCCATTTGATTGAATAATTTAGAAACTGGAACAATAGCTTCACCCGCATGTGCCCGAATTGTCTTATCTTTTTCAAGAACTCCACCCTTTTGCATCTTCGGGATACTTTTTTGAGCCTTCTTCATTTTTTTATCGATTGTTGAATCAATATATCTTTTTTCTTCTGCTTTGGATTCACCCTGAATTACTTTTCTAGGAGTTGATTTTAAAGCTCTTCTTTCAGCCTTCAACTCATTGATTTTATGTCCTGCTTCATCTATAAATCCTTTTGTTCGATCAACTTCTCTAGACATAACCCCTTTAAATTTATCCGCAACTCCTGACATTGCATCAGTCATTCGAGATTTAATCTTTTCAGTTGCGTCTTTAAACACACTGGTTTCCATAAACTTCGACGCAAAATATCCGAATAATGGGCTTGTTCTAGAAAGAGCCATCGTAACAAATTTTTGTTTGTCTATGCTGATTTCACCACTTATCGCTTGACTATATTGGGAGAGTGATTTTCTAGCTATTTGAGCAGTATCGTATGAAATGGTCTTGGCACCTTTGGCCATAGCCTCGACTGTTTCTTCCATTTTTCCAAGAACTTTAATCATTGACCTTGACATGGTTCTAATTTCTTTGGATCTTCCTGCTTCTTTGATATCAACTATTCGACTACCAGTGGTTCCTTTCATTTTCCCGATGGCACCATTGATCTTATCAATGTCGGAGGTCTTTGCACGGTCTATCATGTCTGAATATTTATCTGGCATAATTTTTTGATATCCTTACGAGAGTTGACTGAATGCTTTATAAATTTTGGGAGAAGGTTTTATCGAAGTCAAAATTGCGATAACCTCAGATGGGAAAACCAACTCTTGAATACAAAGTGTTGATAAATTCCTAGCACCGAAAGCCTTTTTATATGCTTTATACATAGGAGTTAAGATATGAACATATGATCTGCGATTCTGAACAAAGGTATTGAAATCTTTGAAGAAAAATGTCAGAGCATTTTCAAAATCGTTGAGATATTTGGTGAATTCATCTTGTTTGAGTGATGTATATGGTCTGAATGTTTTATCCAGAAGGTCTTTGTATTTAGGAATTTGTTTTATCATTCTGGATGAATTCAACTCTGGGAGTTCGTAATATTTAAAGATAAATTTGATAATCGGAGAAACATCGACCTTTGTATTTTTCAACTTGAACATCTCATTGAATAATACATAATAATATTTGATCAGCTCATTTTTGAATAACGACAGAAAGGTTGTCTTTTTGACATCTGCGTACATATGCATTCCCTCATGAAGAGTTAAATCTCCAAGAGCAGAATTAGATGCAAAACCCCAACTTATCATATTGTCAATTAATAGAATAATCGTTTTATGTTCTGGTGTGTAGAACCCCCTGATCATTTTGATTCCAGTTGGGGCAAATATCTTGAAAAGTGTAAGAGATCCAACACCTTTATTCATCCATACAGGGAGAACCTTTCCAGTTTCGACCAACTTCTGTAAATTATCTGATATTGGGCTGGTTCTTTGAAGTTTAGCCATCGCTCGAAGATAATTTGCTTTCAACTTGTTGGACGAGAATAATTTCGCTCCATCAACTGTTGCTGCCTCATATGTATTGATCGGAAGAGCAAAAAGTTCTTCAATATATTGATCTAATTCTGTCATCTAAATCCGTCCTCCATTAGCTTCTGTCGTATAATGACATAATATCAACAAAACCACCCATTTCTCCAATATTCTCTTTCACATATTTCATAACCTCTGGATTTCCAATATCTGATGGTCCGATGTCATTTAGTGTCATGATATCCATAAACGATGACTCTTGTAATTTCATTGGAGCCATCATTAAAGGTGGGTCAAATTTACGAACATAAAAACAAACGGCACTTGCGAAAACCAAGTCATCATGACAATCGACATCAGCTTCAACTCTTCCTGATGACTTTGAAATCAATCCGACCAATTCAAGGGCTAATCGACTTGATCTCACACTCTCTGGGTATTGACTGATATAAGAGTAGAGAGCATCAATCATTAAGGGTCTGGTCTTTGCAGTTGTAGCCAATCCCTTATAAAGTTGTTGACCTCTCTTCTCTTTGTACATCATCATCGAATATTCTGAGTTATGAATCTCTTCAACCACTTGATTTCCATAGGAATTTGATTCAATTACAACAAGACCAGGATATGTAGCACAAGCCAGTTTAACGATTTTCACAAAATCTTGAACTGGGCATTTCCCTTGATATTCCCACACTTGTCGAAGATCCCGATAATCCCAGACGACAACAGCAGATTTATCAGCCCCATGTTCAGGTGCGGTATCAACTCCAATAATATAGAAATTATCAGGAATTGGTTTCTCAAATGCCCACACTTCCCCGTTGAATATTTTAATCTTTTCAATAGGTTCCACGTTTGAGCTTTGGATTACTTCGATTGTTGATTCCTCGAAAAATGACCCCTCGCTCCCCAAGAATTTAAGTTCAAGTTCTTGTTGAATCTTTCTTGGGTCATTATCCCACATCTCGCATTGTTGTCTATACCAATCAGGATCATTAGCCAATTCCTCTACATCCTGCCAATGAATTGTAAATGGTCGAAATAAACCATTTCCCGCATTTGCATTCACATATTTTTTATAAAACCATTTCCCAACACCAACTGTTCTATTCGGAGTTGAGAGAATGATTGTTCCATATGGAACATTATTCTTTCTTGCAACTTTCTGATTGGTTGATAGAGTTGAAACCATTGATGTCCAAGCTACGTCGATATGTTTGATAAATGCAGCCTCATCGATTACGAGAAATGTAATTGCTTGCCCTCTAAGGGTTTTCTCTGGAAAATTCGGGGCAACTGGTGTCGCATAACACTCACATCCATTATCCAAAATGAAAACTCGTTCTGTTCTTTTATTGAACCCGGGTCTCATCCATTTAGGTAATTTATCAATCATCCCCATAATCGTTCTTGAGAATTTAGTCGCTTCTGGGCCATCTTTTGAGATGATCCCCACTACCACATTTTTATAAAATGTGGTTAACCATGCGACATATGCCTGTGTGATGGTCGATATTCCAATCTGTCTTGATTTCAAAACGATTGCAAAATGATCTTTATTCAGGAGATTTGTTAACTTGGTCTGCGGTTTATACGGGGTTAATTTAAGGTCTTCACCGGGCACTTCGATAATAATATAATTTCGGCAGAAGTAGTCAAATGAATTTCTACAGCGAAGAAACTCAAGAACATTTTCTTCTGCCATCTTGGGTAACTGCTTTGCCATTTTTTAATCCCTTTTAATTAATCAAAATATCAGTCTTTATATTTTGTTCTAATTAAAATCTCTTTAGTTTTATTGAGATGGGTCTATATATATTAATTTATGATAGAGTTCTTACCCAAACCAAACCCAAAAAAGAAAGGATTAAGCCAATGGACAATTAGAAAAAGCAGTCTCGTTTCTCCCCAGAGACAAGTAACGAAAAAGGGGAGGGTATGTTAGAAAGGAGGAAGTAATGAAATGACAAAATCACCCAGGTTTTTTGGAGATCAGGCAATTTCTGAAACACTTTCCGACACCGAAACAATGTTCTCAATGTTCAACTGGAATTCGGCACCAGTGACAGCTGAGGTTCTGGACAGAATTAATATCTGTCCTAAATGTGGACGATACGGCATATTTCGGAAACAAGAGGGGGGAAAGATGGTTCGGAAATTACGCTGTCAAATGTGTGGGCAGCGTGTAGTCGGGATCTTTAAACCAAAAAAGGAGGGGGGACCGAATGAGAATCGGGAGAGTGAGGAGCCGTGGCTCCCACCAGGATAGCAAACAATGCGAGAAATCTAATTATATCATACCCGAAGGAGGTGATACTCAGATGAATCGAGCAGCCATATTTGGCTTGCATCTTGCGGAAATTATGGGCCGCTCGATGAGAGTTGCACTAGCAGAAAAATGCAGTGCCAGCGACTTCCATCACGGAAGAGTGGGGAGTGAAAAATTAATCGACTCCTCTTCACCAAATAGTAGGACTCTCGTAGGGCCAACCAACTCCAAAGATACGATGTAGATTGAATTATTAACTTTAGAATACATTTCATTCAATGGGGGGTTCCCCCATTCTGTAATGTTTTTTGTACTTTTTTTTGCCAAAAAAATTATGAATTGAGATTATGAGTTCTCATGAGAGTTATGACTGCTTTCGCTTGCCATTCTCCTTCTTTATCAAGAAGTATGTCACTTGATTTTAAAATATATTTTCCAGATAGGGGAATATATTCTTGAGTCTCACATTCGAGTTTGAATTGTTCCCCAACTTTCAAAAGATTTTCGATCTGAATACTTCTTTCCATCATCAATTTGATTGTTGACAGATTTGAGACTTGTTTCGCAATTCTTGAAATCATGAATGCTGGAGTAGTCTCATATCCTGTAGAGCTTATATAATATCTTGTTCTTTCGGAAATAACGTCATCCATATATATTAGTTTATTATCACTCGCAAGGCTGTAATCAGAACATATACTTTCGATATCATTTTCTATCGTCAAATAAAGTTGATCTCTTGGTTTTACAATAAATTTCAAATTATTCGCAAAATTTGCAAAGAATGTATTTCCTCCATAATGGGTGTCCAAGGCATATTGTGTATAGAAATTCTTTCCGTCTGTGGCCTTATTCGCAACTTCATCCTGTTTTCCTTGGTTTGATAAAAAAGTTATTGTTCCAGTTTGTGATTTATTGAATTGTCCTTTTAAATTCCTTACGCTTAGAGTATTATCATATTGACAATAAATCGCTGGAACACCCTCATATAAACCAAAATGGTCATCTAAATATTGAATTGCTTTATAAATGGTTGTGGGAGGAACCACAATTTGATCTATAACCTCAGAATTTTCACCATCTGTATCATAATCTAATGTTGCATCTGGAGCATATGTCCCAACTAAATCTTCAACTACTTGTTTTAGAGTCATCGCTTGATAAACTTCATTTACAAGAGAAGTCATAATTTTAAATGGTGTTTGACACACTGTTAGAAATTCAACAGAAGTTCTTAATTTTTCTTCAGGTAATCCTTCTGTTATGTCTGGTTTTACTGGAGTTGGCATACTATTTGTCACAAACATCAATTCAAAATCTAATTGGTTTCCCATACCTTCCTGATCAACTCCAAGGAGTTTTAATGACATTTTGATATTTTCTTTTCCATATATTTTTTCCAAAACAACATCATCAGGTTCAACATTCACAACGAATGTGACGATCGGATAAGCAGATGAAATTGATGATGATATCCGAATACTCACAACATCTTGAGAAAAATCGATTCCTTTTATCTTCAGGCTGACATCATAACTTCGACCCGGCTTAAACTTTTGTTCTTCTGTTTCAGCCATAGATAGATCTCCTTTTCTTTTTTGTTCCAGAAAAAACGACAAAAAAAGAGGGATGGTTTGAATTCCATCCCTCTTTTATCAGACTCAAATTACTGAATGATCGGATCACCATTTTTGTCCTTCGGTATCAAGCCTTCAGAACTCATGGGTTCTGCGACAGTTCCTTCCGGAAGTTGCTCTTTGACCTTCCCGACAACCATTTCCATATACTCTTGAGGGTCAACACCTTTAGGGATCTGGACCATCAATCCTCTCGAATTGTTTCCCAGACCCATACCTCCCATAACTTTTTCGATGTCCGCTTGAGTCAGTTTCGGCTCAACCCCATTCTTGATCAATTTCTCATCGATGAGTTCATACAATTTGGCATTGAGTTTGGAAATGATAATGGGAATAACCATTGTCATATAACTCAATTTCAGAGTTCCCAATGCGGTCACAGCCTTCAACCCAGACAGAGTAGCCGCAGGCCAGAGGAGCTTCTTCGGAATGAGGGCTTCAATCAATGCCACAAATTCTTTTTCGAGCATATCCCGATATTCACCCCCACTCTCAAATGTGACCTTTGAGAATTCTTTCAATTCGGTAACATTCACACCCGGATAATATTTATCCAGATATTTGCAGAATTCCTCATGGTTTGTCTCCAAAGCACTATTCAGAGACTCGATAACCTTGAGGTTTTTCATGATAATTCGAATCGCTCGTTTGCTCATTTTATCTCCTTCCTGCGAGTTTTATTTCTGGGTGAGAGAGACAAACACTGCTATCTCCACCATGTTTCTCATACCCATCAGCCAGTATTTCCTGTATGTCATCTTCAGAATAATTCCTCCAATTCGGAATATTCCGCTCACATTCCCTTATAAATATCTCTTCCCCTTTTTTTGCCGCGTCTTCTGTGAAACCAGAGATCAAGATATTTTTGTGAACGACCCCGTTTTTGATGACAATTATGTTGACCATTATGTAGTCCGTCTTTGAGCTGCCCGGACTTGCTTCAGGACATTGTCCATTTCGGTCGGGAATACAAGACATCTCTCGGCTGCATTTTCCAGAAGAAGTCTCGTATTGATGTTCTTTTCAATTGAACTGAATCTTGTGATTGCGTGGAAAAGATTCCATCTGGTGATCACCTTCTGATCTTCTGAGTCCTTCTCGGAGATTGATTCAATAATCATCGAGACTGACTCTCTCCTCCTTTTCCCGATGCCCTCCACGAGTTCGAGAGTCTTCAGGAAATCATCCTCTGTCAACCGGGAATTCATGTTGGCCTCGATCATGCTCATGATTCCCTCTCCAAATGTATTCACATAGGAGCCGATGGCTGAGGATAATCTGGTCTTGGCATTCTTCATGTGGATCTGCCGCATGTTCCCGAATTTCCGGAATCCGAATCCCAAGAGTCTCTTTCTCTGCTCATTGTAGATCGAGATCCCGAAGGATACATTGATGGCCCGGGTCCCGTTGTACCCATTGGTGACGATCAACTGAGGATAAATATCCCCAACACTCGGAACAGATGTTTGATTCCGAATGACGATCTCATGATACATCTGGGCCCCAGCGTGGGAGATCAGGGTGTGTTCTGTGAAGATGGGAGATCCGATGTCTGCAATCGACTCTTTGATCTTGTTGATTGCATCAGTATTCCCAACGAATTGATAATGATCGGAAACGATTCCGGCCAGGGACTGATTTGTGGCTTCTGCGGATTTCACGAATACTCCGAGGAAGGGAATGGCAATTCCATCCATTGTGGTCAGTTGTCTGTAAATGACCTCCCCGAATTCATCCTCATATCTGTATCTTCCCAGGTCTTGGACCTCAAGGCCCATTCCTTCAGCTCGATTCAAAAAAGTTGTTTCTTCGCTCATTCTAATTCTCCACGACCACTGTTCCAGTGACCCGAATCAGTTTATCGGTTTCTTCACAAACAAATCTCCAGCCGTCTGAACTGTTCTCGGATAAGACCTTGCCTGTTGATTTCCACTGCTCGACCAATACACCACCGGAATACAGCTTGACAACTGCGCTGCTCCCGATGCTCGTGTAATTTTTCACGGTCGCATACATACAACCAAGAGTTATCACTGTTGCGAGAAGGATTGCAAACGCAACGAAGATGAGGGTTGAGATTGTTGTGTGTTTTTGTGTAGAGTTCATGATTCTCCTTTCACGAAATGTGTTTGGCTTTCACCTGCACCGTACAATACGGACATGTCACTATTTCTTTCACCTGATCTAGAAAGGTGGCATCCAACATCATATGTCCTGCACAATTCGGACATTCATATGGTCCCTCCAATTCACACTTCTCAGAGGGGACCTCTTTCAACTCATTCGACATTTGACACTTTCTTCATCATTATTACAATCATCCTATCAAAACGGATGATTCTTTCCCGTCACTTTTGTTTGTGACTTTCCGAATGAAAGATTTAAAAACTCCATTTTTTCGGACAATGGGTGTATGAGATTTACACCACTCATCAGCCACATCTTTCTCAATTAAACCCGAATTTACAAGAGCTTCGACAGTGGTAAATTTCACTGTATCAAAATCCGATTCAAGCTCCTCTTTTGTGTGTTGATACTTTTCCAATCTCTATTCTCCTTTCGTAAAAATGGCGATGCTGAGGGGAATCGAACCCCTGTCGAATGATGGACAGTCAAACATGTTACCACTACACCACAGCACCGCAATTATATCCTTTGAGCTATACAATTCAAATAAATATCTCGGCCATCAAAATCGAACTTTTCAGCGATTGTCATAACTTTGAATCTTTGTTCCATCGCGAGGAACATTTTCAATCTATCCGCTGTCCAAATGCTCTTGTGAGGATCGTCTGGCTCATTCAGCATTTCGGTTGTGAGAAGAATGTTGTCTGTCCAGAATTCAATGTCGTAAACATCCTCAGCAATGAGCATTTGAGCGAGCATTTTGTAATCGGGGACAATGATATCAAGAAGGCCATCCTTCTTCACACACGTCGACAGAAGATAAATGAAATATAAAACTTGGTCCCTATGAATATGTTCTAAGATCCGGTAGAGACTTATAACATCGAATGTCACATTATATCTCGAAAGGAAATCAAACATATCATCATTTACGAAATATTCACCTTTGCTGCCCACAGGGAGGGCCCCCGTTTTATTTGTGAATCTGTGAGTCTTTTCCACATGTTCAATAGGATCTTCGGTGAAATAACATGTGTCCACATTTATAATGAGATCTCCTTCCTCAGCCATCAAAGGTCTTATTTTTCCTCCAGCCAGATTCAAAATTGTCCTCATCCTGCCTCCTTTCATGCAAATTCTAAACAGATTGATTCGGTGAATGGTCTGAGATAAAAGTCAAAATATCGACTCCTATCAATCTCATCCACATCCAATAGGTTGACCATATTTTCTGTGATCCGAACTTCACCCATACCTTTGACGAATATGTTATATTCTCCTTCTCCAACTGGAATACAAAATAAATCAGGATCGTCTGATCCCATAAATTCATCCTTCAATTTTTGTAAGTTTTTGAAGATGTCTGTTTTGTTCATGTAACTCATTCTGACTAATCTTCCCATGAACTCATTCATTTCCTCGTATTTATGTGAAACCCCTTTGATTGAGATTTCTTTTCCATCAAAAGCCATATAACTCTTTCGATCAGATGAAATGATGAACGTCTGATAAATAGATCTTAATTCAAGGGGAAGATATTCCTGGTTTTTGTTTTTCAGGGGCCTTCGAAGAATTATCCCATCGTATTGTCTCGTAACAATGTCGTCTTCTTTGATATTGTTACGAGTTAAATGTTCACTTACAGTTGAGGTTGTGATGTCCCTCAAGATGTTCACCAGCTCTGGTCGTTCTCTCATCATCAACCCGATCTGGATATTTCTTTGAGTTTTATCGTCTTTATCCAGTTTCGAAAGATCGAAATTCATCTCTCGGAGGATTGAATAATGACAAGCCGAGATGTCATAGAGATAAACATCTCTCATGAAAAACGGACACGTTGAGTTTATATTCATCTTTGTTTTCCTGTGACTTGTGCAACCCAGTCAAGTTTGCCTTTTCCTTTACATTTTTCACATGTAGCACGTTTGAATAAAGGGCCTTCATAAAAATCAAAATTTTCTTTTCGTGATTGAAAACATCTATCATCTATGACCTCTACAAATCTTGATCTGGATCTTCCAGTTCCGTCACATTTTGGGCATATTATTTCACTCATTTCTTCATTGAGTTCTAATTCTGAACTCCTGTGTTCTGTATTAGTGATATCGCTCATTTCAACTCCTTAGAAAAAGTGAGGGTGGAAGATCTGACACTCTCCCACCCTCGGGTTCTGCGATTAACCCATGCGACCTTATGGGGACTTATTCGGTTGAGTTGACGATATGAATCATCGCATCATCCAGCTGGATAAGATGGGCCACATCATAGACGGTTGCTTGTCGGGCCAGGAGCCACCGAACTGCACTCAGATTGGTATCAATGTTGGATTCGACTTTCTTGATCTGCTTGTACAGCAGGGCTAGGTTTTCCATGTTGGCCGCTCTCGGAAGAGCATCGGTGACGGCCTGGGTCGGAGGTGTCTCCGGATACACGAACCGGTTCTCCTTCTTGTCGACCTTGACACGGCTGAACGGAATGAGCATTTCATCGACGGACACACAGTAGACCAGGGTCATTCCGGACTTGGAGCCGTAGCATTTGACGAAATAGTTTTCGGCCAGCTGGCAAAGGATCGAGAAGGAATTGTGATTGTAGACCCGCATGGCCACCGGGGCATGATCAGGAACAGCAACCCCATCTGAATCTTCCATTGTGTAGATTCTTCGTCTGGGATTATCCCCGAACTCACCACCCTTCGGATGGGTGTCAGAGAGGACTAGGGTCTTGGAAGGATCAACACCCCTGACGGTGAGAGCGTGATTTTTCACATTCTCTACTTGGGCAATATGGGCACCGATCCACGCGGTCAGATTCGTGACTGCAATGGCATTGGCCGGAAGCGGCTCAGGCTCAGCCGGGGCCTCGGTAACGGGCTCTTCGGTTGTTGTGGTCGATGTGGTTGTGGGAAGTTCTGTTGCTCTGCCTTCGTCTTCTTCTGCGGGAAGATTGTCAACCATTTCTGCGAGATTATCAGTCATGATAATACTCCTTTCTTTTTTCGTTTGGTTTCGGTTTGTGGATCACACTTCTAAAAATGGTTTGGTCCTTCTTCTTCTTCGGGGCCTCCTTTCTGCGGAACTTCTCCCGCTTCTTCCTTTCTCCAGTCTTCAATGTTGAAGAGAGTGTATGTCTCCAATGCTGCCCCGGCCAAGGCAAAGATTTTGACCAAATTCTCATAAGCCTGAACCGGTGCCGTAGCAGATCCGTATTCGATTTCTTTGGACCAATGGAGCCACTCTGGAAACTGGTCGATTGATTTCCATTCCTTCGTATATGATTCAACCATCTGATCTATATACGTTTTCAGGAATAGGATAAAACTTGGGAAGGATAATTCTGGAAGGTCTGAGTATTTACCAAATCTTTCAATTTGGTAATCTCTCTCTTTGAGGTACAATTTTATCAAGTCTTCTCTTGTCAAATTGTTCTCCTTTCGAAATTCTGTTTTAACAGATAAAATTGGTCTGCCGGGCAGGATTTGAACCTGCGACTTTCTGGCCCCAAACCAGACGCACTACCCGGCTGTGCTACCGGCAGACAAATGTTTCCAAGTTCTATTGATAACATCCCATATAGTTTTATGAGATACGTTATACATTTTCGAAATTTCCATTTGTGTATAACCACTATGATATAAATTTCTGATATTTAGGACGTCATCCTCTGATAATTTTGAATGACCATGTGAAGATCCACGAGCTTGGTTTTTAGGTCTAGGCATTCCTTTATAATGTATCTTCGCATGGCCAGAATAAGATGTCAAACTCAAATTATCTGAATCATTATTTAGCTTATTTTCGTCATCGTGATGGACTATTTTATTTCTCTTTAATTTTCTACCCAATTTTTGTTCCATCACATGTCGATGAATATGAACAACCTTTCCATCAGAATCGAGGAAATATTGATAACCAGAATGTTTATCAACTCTAATTTCACCACAAGTTTTCTTGTGTCTAGAAAATCCATGTGGGGTTGTAAATTCTCGACCGCATTCACATTTATACATTATGTTTCTTTCCTTCTTTCACAATTTGTTTCTGAGCTCTATCTTGTAAATCAATTAGTGATTCTGAAATTGATGGATATATCAATTCTTCATATAAAGAGGCAAAAGCTAGAGCCTCTCCCTTTTTAAAACCTTTCTCAATTAGCCTACAGAACACATGAAGCGGATTTAATTGATGCTGGATATCTTGTAGGGCTTTTAACATTTTTAAACACCTACCTATATTTGAGTATGGAGATTTGTATTTTGTTCTAAATTCTAGTCGTTAGCGACTGTTTCTGTCTTCTCCCAGACTCTCTTTCTGAGGCCCAGAATCTCGTCATCGTTGAATGTGAGCCGATCCCAGTCAGTCCTCTTTCCAGGCTGACGATATCCTTTCTCCCATTCTTTGTCCTTCAGCCATGCTGGCATTTTGTTCTGACCATATTTGAAAAGGGCCAGCTCTGTGGCTCGGGTCGCAAACCGCAGCTTCGTGGTGGTGGATATCATCTTCTTCCTCATCCTGGTAATCTCGATGAGGTTTTCTTGGGTGGCTTCATATGTAGGATACTCCCCTACGAGTTCGGGGAAATCCACCTCAACCTGGAAGGCCGGAACCTTGATCTTCTTCCCGGCTTCTTTGGTCGTCCTTCCGTGTGATCTCGGGGCTTCGGTCGATTCTGGGGGATACTCGATGCCCTCTTCCAGAAGCCGCTTGATTTCTCTATTCAGATGCGAGGCCTGTTCTGTCAGCCGGCTGATCATCGCTTTTGTGATGAAATAGTATTGGCCGTAGAAGCTGGTCCATCTGTTCGGGTGGACGAAGTTTTTGAAGATGACCATGTTGCCGGTCCACAATTGATTCTCTGTGATGAATTTGTTCTCATCGGCTGACGGGAGGAACTCGATCTTCTGCCATCCCTTGTACCATTCACCTTCCAGATCTGTCAGAGCGAAATTCCGGAATGCCCCGACTGAATCTGAGGTCATCACATTCATGTCCTTGATCCGGACTGAGAATGAAAAGACATCTTTATTTGAGGTGAGGCCGATGACATTTCCATGTCGATTCTCGGCCGACGTGATCATCTCACCCTCTCTCCGAGTCCTGGCCCGAAGTCCCTTATATTTCGGGAGATTGATCACAGCCCCTCTGTTGGCCAGGGCATAGATGAAACATGCCAGATCCAGATCGGTTCCGACGAAGACACCGTCCCGATATGCAGGACCTGGGCTTCTTGACATGAGGTCATAACCCCACCAGTAGACGACCTCATCCACAGAGGCCAGGATGTCCGAATCCCGATTGATAATGTCATCCATTAATTGTGTCTCAAGCAAAGATGTCAATGATTGAGCCGCGCACATAATTTGCTCCTTCCTGATCGTATCGTTTTATGGTTTTGATTAATCCTTCTGTAAATTGATCACTCAGATTGTACTGTAACACGGTGTTCTCGACCATTAATCTCCAGTCTCTATTGAGCATAACATTGATCACACCCCAATGTAATAAGTTGGGATTATTATCCACTTTGAGTGGTACGAGTTCTTTAAATTCGTGATAAATCACTTTTCCTCTAAATTTCAAAAATCTGAAATGCCACATATATGTAATTACTGGATATGACCCGACTCCATCAGTGATGATGTTGGGAGAATCTCCAAAGAAATTCACTATGGTGCTGTACCCAACATCTATTAAATGAGCTGATGTATATCTCTGACTTTCCATTGTGAAAGATTCAATTTGCTCGAACTTCCCTCTCACTCTCATTTCATATTTTTCTCCCCCTCACAGATATAGGTTCGGATCTTTTCCCACATGGGGGCAAGTCCATCTTTGTCTTTTTCCATTCCCACAACCACCAGCTGCCAGTTTGTATTCAGAAGACCTAATGTCATTTCCGGTAGATGTCTTTCGTATGCGATATACCCTTTGAATTCTCTTTCATTAACTGAGAATATCCATTCGTACACTTCCGCATCTGGTTCTAGAAATTTGCATATAAGTGGGTCTCCGAATAAATTGACTAAATTGTGATAGCTGGTATAGATATGTTTCGCATGTCTTCTTGTCGGTCTATATGGGGGGAATATCTACATATGATACTTCTTCTCGATCATATACCTGAATCATCTCTGGTCTCATAAATATATTTTCGCATCAACCTCCACATCGGGAATATATATTTGTCATTCCCGACTACCGTCAATGTCCATCGTCTATTTAATACTACTGATAGATAACTGGAATCCATCTTCTCATAATTGAGAAACCCCTTGAGTCTTTTTCTGTAAAACACAAATTCCCATTCGTAAAATTCAGGAGAATGACTGACAAATGGATACCCAAACAGATTTACGAGGGTGTGATATCCTACGAATATGTCACGGCAGTAATGGAGTCTTGGATTTCTTGGTTCAATATCTTCATATTCATAGATATCCCTGATGATTCTCATTCGACCCTCATCAACATATTCCGAAATTCGTACCACACAGTTTTCATATCTTTTACATTATGTGACCGTACATCTAGGGTCCAGTCTGTGGTGAGAAGAATTGAGTTTTCTTCTTCTAGACCATAGACTTCCCCGAAAATATTTCGGAACTTGAAGAATTTTGTCTCGTAAACGAAATACCAAGAGTACATATTTTTGGGAAAAGCCCACCCTAGGGATAATTGTTGAACACCTCCAAATTCACCAAATACATTTGTGATCACATGATACGGAACCTTTACATTTCTTGCGTGGCTATATTTGAGATTCTTTTTATTTTCTGAGAAGGTTTCGTATGGAATCCTAATGATTTGTTTAGGATTCATTTTCAGATCCCGTAATCAAGACTACCGCATCATCCAGAATACGCTCCATGTGTTCTTTCGCACCTACATCAAATGCGATGATATCCAACCACCAATCAGTCACCAACAGAGGATTCAATTTCCTCGTTGTGTCTGATCTTAGGACCAGAACAAATGCGGGCACACTGGGTAACATATCTCTCACATTCTGTTTTCCGATGAGAGTTCGGATATATTTGAAATTGAATGGAAACATATACTTTCTATCTGCGTAGTGTTCTACGGTCATGAACCATCCACACTCGTCGACTTTCTCCCACATACATCCTTCTAATTTTTCGACGTGATCCCAAAATTCTGGCTCCCCGAATAAATTCTCAAGGGTGTGATATCCGATGCAAGGTAGATCTGATGTCTCCCCAGTTACATGTAATTTCGATTTCGATCTGGCACATAAAGCAGCTCTCATTGCGGAAAATTTCAGATAGTCGTATCTCGAAATAGTTTTGAAGTCACTCCTTTTCAGAGGTCTTGGTTCACTTGTTTTATATTTCAGCTTATTCGGAAATACTCTTCTGATCAATCGTTGGAAAAACCGAAGAATCGAACCTAACATTTTTTTCTCCTCTTTTCAGTATTTTTTTCTGTATCTTCCGATAACATTCTCGATCCAATCCACCTTCCCATGACCTTGACATCTCCAACAGAATCTATCCCAACCCTTACATCTATCACAATAAACTTCCCCACGCTCATCCCTCAATTGGATGACGGGGTTGGGCATTCCCAGTTTTTTCATGATGTTGAGGATAAGTAGTTTTATTTTAGAACAGTGTTCACATATATACCCAAATGCGGGTCTCTTCCCTTCGCACATGTAACACCAACACCATTCTAATTCTTTGACAAGTTTCCTTATGATTTTGAAGATCAAATTCATCCCCTCTCCTTTATGTAACCCTTCAAGAGGTCAAAACATCTAGTACAACATTGGTAATCCTGATCGAATATCTGAACATTCCAATTTCGATTTAGAAGAATCGGACCCAACCTTGATTTAGCCTCTAACCATTGGATTATCCCATATATCCAATCAACTTTGAAGCTCCACACAAAATGCAGGACTTCGAAATTGTCCACATATATCGTCGCAATTTCTCCAAATAAGTTACACAAGGTATGATAACCCACATCTTCCAACATAAAATCTGACCATGATATCCCATTAAGGGAGAGATCATTATAATAATATTTCAAAACTTCCATGTAAGGTGTGGGTTGAACATTCTTGAGATATTTGTATAATCTATTCTCGACCGACGATCCCATCGACAAGCCCATATTTGATACACTCTTTTGCATCGAGATATAGATCCCTCTTTAGAAGTTCAGAGATGAAACTTTTGGACATCTTTGTATGTTTGCAATATATATTCTTTATCATTTTCATGAGTTTTCTTGAGTTCTTTCCCCAATCAACCAACTCTTCATATTTCCCCCAAAATCCATGAGACATTTGATGAACCAGGATAAATGCGTGGGGGTTGATCAATCGTCTTGTTCCTACCACGCTCATGAATGTTCCAGCACTCATGCAACATCCGTCAATGACGGTTGTCACTGGGACGATTTCTTTCACATTCAAAATTTCATCCATCATGGCAATTCCTGCAAAGACAGATCCACCAAATGTATTTATGTGGACAAATATATTTCCGGGGTCGTCCATCTCTTCAACGACTTGTCTCCTGATAAGACCGTTTTTCATGTTCCGGATCGATTTGTTGAAGTCCAATGCTGTTGATCTTTCAACATCGTTGTAAAAATAGATTCTATTCTTGACAACCTCAGATTTCGAAACTGTTTTTATCTCTGCCATGTAATTCCCTTTCTTCGTAAGATTGAATGAAATCGACTATTTCTTGGAGTTGTTTCTGTATGGATGGTAGACCATCTCTTCGACACACTCGAATATACATCGTCCACGATTCAATGAAGAATATATGTTCCTTTTTATATTCCTCTCCGATTATAATACCAATATGGGTATCTGTTTTAAAATACCACATATGCTGAAAATATTGAATTGTGAGATTCACTTTCGTTGAATGATGTATATCTCCAAAAATATTACATATTATGTGATATGGAACATAGATTGTGTATCCCGATGTCGTATATGAGGTATCCCCCACGGCATGTTGGGCAATTACGGTTTCATAATATTCTTTCAAAGTGATGGGTTCGATGTTCATGATTCTTTATCCGCATATGTGATATGTTCAACAACTTCTTTCAATATGTGGACGTGTTTTTTCTGACCTTGAGACTCCAATTCTTGCACAACAGAATTGAGGATCTCCCCACTTCCTCTTTTCCCATTATCATACCGGAAATTTTATAATTAGTGAGGAAATACCAACAATGTTTATTTACCTGTGGGCCAGAATTTGTGGGAATAGGGACAGTGATCATAATATGATCAGGTTCTCCGAACATATTGATTATCGTATGATAGCTCGCATTAAAATATATGTTGATTGTATTCACCACAACTCCAAGCGAGAGATATTTATAGAAATCAATCGGTTGTATCTTCATTTTCAATCCTCTCGAAAAGCTCGACCATGTATTCGATATGATGAGGTTGACAATTCGACATGGTCATGACCCAATCTCTTTTGAGAAATATGGGTTCACCTGTTTTTTTAATCATTGCCATCACGTATCCGATAACCACATTATCCAATTCGAAATTCCAGAAATAATAATTATGGGTGGTGCTCAGAGTGGTCGTAACATACACCACATCACCGAGGACTTTCACGATTGTATGATACCCAACATCCTCGATTCTCTGCATACCCAATGTGTCTTCCAATTTAATTCTTTTGTGATATTCGTCTTCATCAATCGATCTCAGGTTCAATTTTTCCCTCCTCCACATCGATGAAATATTCTAGAATTTCCCCAAACATCGTTTCTCCAATTGACCCATCATAATAGATGAACACTTTCCAGGTCTTATTCAAGAATACAGGGATGCGATCATCAGCCTCAATTTCATATACAAGATCATCAACTTTAAAATACCACCCATATTTACCGTAATCGACCTCTCCCCACACGACCGTCCATGTATTTTGAATGGGTCCTAAAATTTTGTAGATGGTGTGAAATGATATTCCACATAGATGAGTGGCAGCTCGGAGTTCCCAATTGGGTATATCATGTATGGTGGCTAGTTGAATATTCATCGCTTCTCCTATATAATTGCGACTTCGAATAATCCCCTGATTTTATTATATACCTGTTCACTTTGTTTCTCGATAAATTCATGATGCCCTGAGAATAAGAATAACCACATTCTATTTAGCAGGATATGTCCCCCAGGTTTCTGTATATGTGTATGTATGAAACACTTGATTGGATAATTACGGAATCGAAAGAACCATCTATATTGGGAGAATGCGTCTGCATCCATGATATTAGGTTCTCCCAGAATATTAACAATTTCGTGATACCCAATATTGTCGATTAGAATTGATCTGGATAGTGATTTTTTCCAATGTGAGGTTGCGACATATTCGTCTGCATCAATTAGAATTAACCCCATACATTATC